CCCTAGTGAGTACGCTGCGACGACCAAAGCCAAGCGAGCCGGAAAAGCCGCCGGTAAACAATTCGTAGCACAACCCAAAACGATTGCAAAGAAAACGGCAGGCTTTAGATGACCACTTCAGGAACCGCAGCGTTTAACCTTGACCTTAATGAATTGGTTGAGGAAGCGTTTGAACGCGCCGGTTCGGAGTTGCGTACGGGCTACGACTTACGTACAGCCCGTCGGTCATTGAATTTGATGTTTGCTGATTGGGCAAACCGCGGTGTCAACATGTGGACGTTTGAGCAGGGGACGATTAACCTGACTCCCGGCCTAAACAACTACGCACTACCCGTAGATACAGTGGATCTACTTGAGCATGTGATTCGCACGGGCGCGGGTAACGTGTCTACGCAATCTGATCTGACAATCACACGTATCAGTGTTTCTACTTACGCCACGATCCCCAACAAATTGCAACAAGCCCGACCGATTCAGGTGTGGTATCAGCGTTTGGATGGCCAGACTTCTTCTATTGGCACCACGTTGAACGGCGGGATTCTATCTACAGATACAACAATTACGTTGACATCTACCGCAGGGCTTCCAGCCACGGGCTTTTTGTTGATTGAGTCTGAGACTATTCAGTACGGCTACATCTCTGGTAACGTGCTTTACAACTGCTTCCGTGGGCAGAATGGTACAACTGCCGCACCCCACTCAACTGGCGTGGCTGTGTACACGCAGAATCTGCCCTCTATAACCGTCTGGCCAACCCCAGACAATACCGCAACGTATCAGTTTGTTTACTGGCGCATGCGCCGTATTGATGATGCAGGTGGCGGCATACGCACAATGGATGTACCTTTCCGCTTCCTGCCTTGTATGGTGGCAGGTTTAGCCTATTACTTGGCGCTGAAGATTGAAGGCGGTGCTGAGCGGCAGAAAGTTCTTAAACAACAGTACGATGAAGCTTGGCAGTTGGCCGCTGATGAAGATCGTGAGAAAGCTTCGGTTCGTTTTGTTCCGAGGCAGATGTTTATTGGTAGTGGTACGTAAATGGGCAATCGGTTTGCTTCTGGCAAGAACAGTATCGCCATGTGCGATAGATGTGGCCAACAGTTCAAACTAACAGCTTTGAAAAAAGAAGTCATCAAGACAAAGCTTTACAATTTGATGGTGTGTAATGTGTGTTGGGATCCCGATCAGCCGCAGTTGCAGTTGGGCATGTATCCAGTGGATGATCCACAGGCTGTGCGTAACCCGCGCAGGGACACAACATACGTTACCGCAGGCGTAAACACTGCTGGCTATGTGACTGGCGGTTCTAGAGATATTCAGTGGGGTTGGAACCCTGTTGGTGGGTCAAGCAGTTTTGATAGTGTGTTAACGCCAAACTACTTGGCATTAGGCGTACAAATTGGTACAGTAACGATACAAATAGGAGTCTGATATGGACAAGAAAGATTTAGCCCAAGACAAGAAGATGATTAAGTCTGCTGTCGGCAAGCACGAGAAAAACATGCACCCCGGCAAGAAGCCTACAAAGCTTGCTAAGGGCGGTAAGACCAATGAGATGATGCTCAAGTATGGTCGTGGCATGGCTAAAGTAGCTAATCAACGCGGAGACTAATCATGGCCAAGATTAACAATCTACCTGCTTCTGCATACGCCAAGCCACACACAATGGATGGCAGACCTGTAGGCATATCCGAGAACCCCGGCATCCCCCCAAACCGCAGTAAAGCTGACACCGTTAATATGTCTATTGGCAACATCAGCAAAGCTGCTGGTAACGAAACCACCAAGACATCCGGTATTGTCACCCGTGGTAACGGCGCGGCAACCAAGGGAACTATGGCCAGAGGCCCGATGGCGTAACTATGGACAGAACTGCGCTCTACAACGCGATTCAAGCGTACACAGAGAACACGGAAGCGGATTTCGTGGCTAATCTCCCTGTGTTCGTTCAGCAAGCTGAGCAGCGTATTTACAACTCCATGCAGTTTCCGTCCATTCGCAAGAATATGACGGGTTCAACGTCTTCCGGCAACAAGTATTTGGGATGCCCAGACGACTTCTTAGCGGTGTATTCCCTAGCAGTTATTGATGCTACAGGCGCGTACGAGTATCTGTTAAACAAAGATGTTAACTTTATTCGCCAAGCGTACCCACAGCCGACTGATGAGGCTATTCCTCGTTATTACGCATTGTTTGGCTCCCAAAGCAACGCGCCAAATGAGTTGACTTTTATCCTTGGCCCAACACCTGACGCAACGTACGGCGTGGAGTTGCACTATTACTATTACCCAGAGTCCATTACAGTAGCTGCGAGTGGGCAAACATGGCTTGGTGATAACTTCGATTCTGTGCTGTTGTACGGCTCATTGGTTGAGGCTTACACCTACATGAAGGGTGAGCCAGATATGATGACTCTGTACAATCAGAAGTTCATGGAAGCTCTTGCTCTAGCAAAACGTTTGGCCGATGGTATGGAGCGTCAAGACGCATATCGCTCTGGGCAGTTCCGACAAAAGGTGACTTGATATGGCAATTTCCCAAACAGCAACAACAAGCTTTAAAGTTGAACTGCTTCAAGCGGTTCATAACTTTGGCCCTACTACACCTAACACTTTTAAAGTGGCGTTGTATACAGCAGCGGCAAACATTGGCCCAACCACAACCGTCTATAACAGTACTAACGAAGTGCCAAATGGGGGCGGTTACACAACCGGCGGTAACACGTTGGTGATTTCCACTTCGCCAACTTCCGGCAACAATACTAGCGGTGTTCCTACAGCGTTTGTTTCGTTCAACAACACAACTTGGACAAATGCCACATTTACAGCTAGAGGCGCTTTGATTTATAACGTTACTCAAGGCAACAAGTCTGTTGCTGTGCTGGACTTCGGTTCAGACAAGACAGTAAGCAACGATACTTTCCAAATCATCTTCCCAACCCCCGATGCCAACAGCGCGATTGTGCGCATTTCTTAAGGATCTATCATGGAATTCAGTTCAGCAAAAGACCAAGTGACAGCCACTTTAGTCACACGCCCCGGCCTCGGTGAAACCGTTGGTGCTGGTGGTGTTTACACCGTTACTTGCGTAGGCGCAGACGGCGTAGAGAAGTGGTCAGACACCTTCCACAACTTGGTCGTTAACCAAGGCTTGGCCAACATGAACGGTGCGTACCTTGCTGGTACTGCGCAGACTACCACTTGGTATCTTGGTTTGGTAACAGGCCCCGGTGCAAGCAATACATACGCTGCTGGCGATACCTTGGCCTCCCACGCAGGTTGGGCGGAAAACACCGCATACACAGGTAGTCGCAAAGCTGTGACGTTTGGCGCGGCTTCTACAGCTAACCCATCAGTGATTTCTAACACAGCTTCCCCCGCATCGTTTGCTATGAATAATACAGCTACGATTGCTGGAGCTTTCTTGGCTTCTACTACAGACAACTCTGGTATTTTGTTCTCTGTAGGAAACTTTCAGGGCCTTGATAAGTCTGTAGCCAACGGCGATACACTGAACGTAACATATCAGTTTTCCTTAACAGCGACCTAATAGGGTATGTTCGGGGATGTAGCTTTTGCTCAAGCGCCGTTTGCCTCTCAAGGGGGCAACACGTTCGCCGTCTCCGTTTCAGAATCAGGGTCAGGCGTTGATGCTGTAGATGCAATCTTTATCGCCGGTGGTGTGATGGCTGAGAGCGTGTCTGCGCTAGATAACGTTTCTGTGCTTACTACCTTTGCGGGATCAGTTGCAGAAGCTGCGTCTGGCGTGGATTCTGTTGATACCATCAACAACACGTTCAATGTTTCTATTCCAGAAGCCGCAAGCGGGGTTGATACTGTTTCTGCTTTGGGCACATACCCCGGAAATATCACGGAAGCAGCTTCTGGTGTAGATGCCGTTGCTGGGCAAGTTAATTTTGTTAGTAGTGTTGCGGAAGCCGCAAGTGCTGTAGATGCAATAGTTGGGCAGGCAGTATTTGCCGTAAGCATTTCTGAAGCGGGTTCTGGTGTTGATTCTTTAGCAACGCAAGTGGCGTTTGCCGCAGCGGTTGCCGAGGGTGTTTCTGCCAGTGCCGTAAGTACATCGCAGGTTGATTTTGTTGCTGCTATTGTTGAAGCTATTAGTGGTATTGATGCCAACACAGTTGCGGCTAGTTTTGTAGCGCTTGTAGCTGAAGGTGTGTCTGGCGTTGATTTGATGCAGCGCGGCCTTTCTATTCAAGTGGCTGTCAATGAAGGCGCTTCTGCTGTGGATGCGGTGTCAACGCAGGTTGTATTTGCTGGTTCTGTTGCTGAGTTTGTATCTGCGATTGATGCTATAAGTGTTGTTAAGACGGTAAACGCAAACGTGACGGGCATCCAGCTTCTTGTTTCTATTGGCGACGTACTTGTTTGGGCGGTAATTGATGACAGCCAGAACCCAAACTGGCAAAATATCAACAGTGCTCAAAACCCCGGTTGGAACAACTTACCGTCGTAAGGATTAAAAATGGCTTTAGTTTTAAAAGATCGGGTTAAAGAAACCTCTACCACTGCTGGTACAGGCACACTGACACTTGCTGGGGCGGTATCTGGGTTTCAATCTTTTGCCGCTGTAGGTAACGGCAACACAACATACTATGCCATCGCAGACTCAATCACAGGTGATTGGGAAGTAGGCATCGGTACGTACACTTCTTCCGGTACAACGTTATCTCGTACAACGGTTCTGTCGTCTAGTAATGGCGGTTCCCTAGTAAATTTTGCCGCCAATTCAAAAGATGTTTTTGTTACGTACCCATCCTCACGGTCGGCGTATCAAAATGAAGCAGGAACGCAAGTAGTCCAAACCGCATTTGGCGCAATTACCGCAACATCTGCAGCGTTAACTACAGGCACAATTTCTACGGCTCCTACTAGTAATACAGACATTGTTAATAAAGAGTACGCTGACGCAATTGCATCTGGTATTCACTTCCACGAAGCAGTTGCTTTAGCCACCACAGCAGCGCTGCCAGCAAACACATACAACAACGGCTCCTCTGGAGTTGGCGCAACGCTCACAGGAAACGCCAACGGCGCTCTGTCTGTGGACTCAACACTGACTGTTGTCTCCGAAAGAATACTGGTCAAGAACGAAGTAGCCGGTGCAAATAACGGCGTGTACGTTGTCACGCAGGTTGGCTCTGCTGGAACGCCTTACATCCTAACCCGATCATCAGACATGGACTCTGTTGGTACGGGCGTTGACCAGATCGACGAGGGCGACTTCTTCTTGGTGACCAGTGGCACGGCTAATGTCAACACCGCTTGGGTGCAACAGACTCCGCCACCCATCACAATTGGCACGACAGCAATTGTTTTTCAGCAGTTTTCTGCGCCAATTACGTACACGGCGGGTACAGGTTTAAACGAGTCTCCAACTTACACGTTTAACATTGCTAACACCACGGTTTCAGCCGCTACATACGGTTCTGCTTCTCAAGTTCCTGTATTTGCAGTTAATGCACAGGGCCAACTTACTTCTGTAACCAATACAGCTATTGCAATCAATGGCGCTGCTGTAACAGGAGCCATCTCCGGACAAGCGGGTTCAGTGGCCAATGCTTTGACTGCGGGTACATACCTAACGAGCGCAGGTACGTATGATGGTTCTGCGGCTCGTACATTTGCGGTAGACGCCACGTCTACCAATACCGCCTCTAAGGTTGTAGCTCGTGACGCCTCTGGTAACTTCGCCGCGGGCACGATCACAGCCGCGTTGACTGGTAACGCAACTACAGCAACCACAGCAACAAACACGGCTGGCGGTGCAGCTAACCAGATTTCGTACAACACAGCGGCAGGCACAACGGCTTATATTGTTGCTCCTACAACGGCGGCTACATATCTGAACTGGACAGGTTCTGCGTTTGCTTACTCTGCCCTTTCTTTGCCTAACGCACTGACAATGAACAGCAGCGGTACAGGCGCAGTATCAGGCACAACGTTTAATGGTTCTGCCGCACAGACAATTTCCTACAATACCATTGGCGCTTCGCCTTTGGCCGGGTCTACAAATTTGACCACAACCGGCACGGTGACTACGGGCACATGGTCTGGCTTGTTTGGTGCTGTTACCGGCGCTAATTTGACAAACTTGACTGCTGGCAATTTGGCGGGAACCATTCCTTCGGCTGTACTGGGTAACTCCGCAGTTTTTATTGGAACAACTTCTACTGCGCTAAACAGAACATCAGCTAACCAAGCATTGACTGGCATTTCTAGCGTCACCTTACCCGGTTCTACTTCTGGTACGGTTCAGGTTATCCCTGCGGCTATTGCTGGTACGGGTACAGTCTTTACGCTTCCAGCCACAACAGGTACGGCGATTACAACGGGCGATTCTGGCACCGTAACCAACACCATGTTGGCAGGCTCTATTGCAGATACCAAGCTGAGCACGATCTCGACTGCTGGCAAAGTTTCCAACTCAGCCACAACTGCCACTAATGCAAACACTGCATCGGCCATCGTAGCGCGTGATGCCTCGGGTAACTTCTCTGCCGGTACTATTACAGCGTCTTTGTCTGGGAATGCTACAACGGCTACAACAGCCGCCAACGTAAACAACGGCACACTGACAATGAATGTGTCCGGCACGGGCTTGTCTGGTTCACAGACATTCACGGCTAATCAGTCAAGCGCAGCTACATTTACAGTAACGTCTAACGCTACCAACGCAAATACAGCATCGGCCATTGTTGCTAGGGATGCTTCTGGTAACTTTAGCGCGGGCACAATAACAGCGGCTTTATCTGGAAATGCTACAACTTCTAGCTCGACTACAGGTAACGCGGCTACTGCCACAACGCTACAAACAGCCCGCACAATTAACGGCACATCGTTTAACGGTAGCGCCAACATCACCATTACAGCAAACACGACTAATACGCTGACACTCGGCTCGTATTTGACGGGCACATCATTCAATGGTTCTGCTGCGGTAACTGCTGCTGTTGATGCAACTACTGCGGCTACTGCGAGTAAAGTTGTTGCCCGAGATGTCAACGGTTACGTTTTTGCTGTTTACTACAACGCATCAGGAACATTTCCTGTAACGGCCAGCGCAAACACTAGCGGCATGGCCACTTTTACCGGAACAAACGGTTCGGACAACTACGGTCGAGGCTACACAGCCGCAGCAGCCGCTACACTTCTGTCCGGCCAGACAATGAACATTAACGGTTCATCTACCTCATGTTCTGGTAACGCTGCTACAGCCACAACAGCAACTACAGCTACTACAGCCAACGCAACTAACACATCAAATAACTTTCAGATGAACTCTCTGGGTGTTGGTACAGCAGGTTCTGGCACAGCCGGTCAGATTCGTGCAACAAACAGTGTTGTTGCTTTCTATTCTTCAGACAGCAAGTTCAAAGAAAATATTCAAAACATCCCCAACGCAGCAGCTACAGCATCAGCAATTGGTGGCAAGTTGTTTGATTGGACAGACGAATATGTTGCGTCTGAAGGCGGCGAAGACGGTTATTTTGTCCAGAAAGCTGACTTTGGCGTTATAGCCCAAGACGTTCAAAAGAATTTCCCCCGCGCAGTTCGCACTCGACCTGATGGTTCATTGGCGGTAGACTACGAAAAACTCAGTGCTTTGGCTCTTGCTGCTGTGGCTGAACACGAAGACCGCATCGCTAAACTTGAGGCGCTGGTCGCCAAACTCATTGAAGGATAATTATGCCCGCCGGACTTAATAACACAGCCCTACTGGATCTACCCCTTCCAGTTGAAGGCTACTTTGATGGCTCATGGGGCGATCTGGTCAACAACGCTCTAACCAACTACTTAGACATTGCGATTGCTGGTACGTCCACTTTCACAGGTGACGGCGCGGTTACGCTTGACAATACTGCTGGTGATGACGCGGCTTCTAACATCACAGCAAACTCTGGGCAGTACGCCATCATCAAGGTGGCAGGTACGCTGACCACAACCAAGATCATCACAGTTGGTACGGTTAGCTCCCCTGCCGTAAGCAAGTCATACATTGTGGACAACGCCGCTACGGGTGGCACAGTGACATTCAAAGCCTATGGCCAGACCGGTGTTTCTGTAGCTGTGGGTGAGAAGTGCGTTGTGTATTTCAACGGCACAGACTTTGTCAAAGTGGCTTCAAGCGTAGCCGACGGCGTCACAAGCGTAACCGGTACAGGTACAGTCAACGGCATTACCCTGACAGGCACAGTCACAAGCACAGGCAACTTGACCCTTGGCGGTACGTTGGCTAACGTGAACTTAACATCCCAAGTCACGGGCACACTGCCAATACTTAACGGCGGTACAGGCACAACATCTACAACGTTTGTTAATCTGGCAACCAACGTAACCGGCACACTCCCCGTGCTCAACGGCGGAACGGGCATTACAAGTCTTGGAACTGGGGTCGCTACATTCTTAGGTACGCCATCTAGCGCCAATTTAGCTGCGGCTATAACGGATGAGACGGGGTCTGGAGCGTTGGTATTTGCAACTAGCCCAACTTTGGCAGGCACGCCTGCTGCCCCAACCGCCTCAAACGGCACAAACACAACCCAGATTGCAACTACCGCGTTTGTGCAAAACCAGATTGGCGCTATTGCTGCGGGTGTGTCGTCGTTTAGCGCAGGTTCAACGGGGTTTACTCCTTCAACAGCATCCACTGGTGTTGTGACTCTTGCTGGTACTTTGGCTACGGCCAACGGCGGTACGGGTAATGCAAATGGCACCGTAGCAAAACTAGCAACAACCAACTTTAGTATTGAAGAATCTGGTGGTAAATTGATTTTTAAATACGGTGCTACTACAATAGCAAGCATGACAAGTGCAGGCGTCTTTACAACAATTAGTGACGTGGTTGCTAACGGCACACCTTAAGGAGTTAAATTATGGCAGTCACATTAGGCTCAACAAGCGTAAGTTCTTCTGGTTCGCTAGATCTTCAGGCAGCGGGTGGTACGCAGGTCACCGTTGCTACTACTGGCACAAATATTTTGGCGCTTGGCATTAACACAACGCCAACCACCAACTATGACCTTGATGTTTCTGGAGGTGCTTGCGCTAATAACACTGCTGTGGCTGCGTCAACAATTGACTGTACAACGGGTAACTACTTTACAAAAACAGCAACAGGCGCGTTAACTTGGACATTTAGTAACCCTCCATCCACAAGAAATTACATGATGGTTTTGGCGTTGACAAATGGTGGTACTGGAACTCAGACATGGCCTGCCGCAGTTAAATGGCCCGGAGCAATTGCTCCAACACTCACGGCTTCTGGCATAGACATGTTAGTGTTTGTAACTGACAATGCTGGAACTTCATGGCGCGGATCATCTTTGCTCAACTACTCGGCATAAAAATATGACTATTTCTGTTGAAAAAGTATTGCTAGGTGCATCAGGTGCAGGTGGTGGAGCGGCCACCACATTTATGGCTTTTTACACAGCAACGGGTGGAGCGGTTGGAGCAACCTCATTAAATTTACGTGGGTTCGCCCCTACCAATGACGAGGGATTTATCATCAATACGTATGTCGGCGGATCGGGTTCTGTTGCAAGAAATTTAACTTTTAAAATTGACAAGTACGGTGCAGTCCAATGGACGCGTTCTTTTTACATAGGTGCATCAGGGGGCGGCGATACGTTGCCTGAATCAGAAAATGGTGGTAACACTGTAACTGCTTCAGTTAGCGGCACGCAATATGTTTACTCGTCTTATTCGGTAAATTACCCCGCATCATCTAACAACGGCATATCCGTTGCAGTTTTAAATTCTTCTACAGGCGCAACTTCCAACACTTCTGAATGGTGGCGTTCTGGCTGGACAGTTAGTAACGGTAGCAATCCTGCTGTTAATTACATTGGAAACAAATTGTTATTTGGTTTTAGCCCGTATGAGCAGCCACCTTTTCAGCCGGGGTATACATATTATGGTATTTTAGTATGCGACCTCCCGGCGATGACTACCACGTACCACACTGATATGGCGGCGCGGCCTTCTTTAGATTACCCCCAAGCAACTTGCTTTGACCAAGGTACTGGTAGCCCCGCAGGTTCTTACAACCGTTGGTATGTATGTGGTGGATCGTACACGTCTAGTTTTTCCGAAGTTGAGATGACTTTTATGATGGGTATTGGCGCGTCTCCGCAATACACATGGACGTATCCAACTGGCTCAGGAAGTAATAAAATTATTAGCATTGTGTGGGATCAAACGAATTCTCGGATATGGAGTTTAGCTAATTATGAAAATGGCCCTGCTGCTGTTGTAGTTGGTTTTAACAGCACAGGTACAATCCAAAGGGTTGAACGCCTTACTTATTCATCGCAAGGCGGAGTAGTTCAAAATTTGATGGGTTGCGCACAAGCACTTTCTGGTGGCTCTTTAATTGTTCCTTGGTGTACAGCTTCAGGCACACAGTTAAATTTCATTAGTAAGTACACAACAGGAACTACTACTTGGAGTTGGCACAGGTCTATAAACCACGGAAGCAGCACTGCGCAACAAACCGCGTATAACAGTACTGGGGACAAGTTTGGTTATGCGACTGAGTTTACAAACACTTCAAGCGTTACCGGCATATTTGTACTTGTTGGCAAGGACACGGGGGTTGGGACGGGCACATATACTATTGGCGGAAAGTCTGTGACATACGCATCCGCTTCTCCTACGGTTAACAACACATCCCCGTATGGATCGCCTACAAACCCATTTTCGTTTGTGGCTTCCGGCTACACAAATATTGGATCTAATAATACGTCTGTGACGGCCCCTACTGTCGCAAAAACTACAGTTGCAATATAATAATTGGAGAATTTAAATGTTTTATGCACGACTTGAAAACGGTATTCCTGTTGAATACCCAATTTATGAGGGTGAAGTAAGGTTACGTTTCCCCAACGTTTCTTTTCCGGACAATTTTGATGCCCCTGAAGGGTATGTAAAGATTGTCTCAACTACGGCTCCTGAGAATTTGCCGTACCATTACATTGACAACGAAGTTCCAGTTTTTCAAGATGGTCAATGGGTACAGCAGTGGAAGCAAGTTCCATTTTCAGATGCTCAAAAGGCTGAACAACTTGTCAAAATAACCGTAGGCGCTCGTCAACGCAGACATATGATGTTAGGCGCTTCAGATTGGACGCAAGGCAAAGACATCCCTGACAGCATTTCTACGCCTTGGGCTACGTATCGCCAAGCTTTACGTGATGTGCCTGCTCAATCGGGCTTTCCCGAAAACATTCAGTGGCCCGTGCCACCCGCCTAATCATGTGGGACTGGGCTGAAGCGTTCATCGTTGCGGCCTTTTTGACCATCTTTATTGTGTGGGGTACATTCACCCTTGTTTGGCTTTGGGGATGAAATGGTTGCTGGTGATCTTTATGTTAATGCCGGGAGCGTCCAGTCAAAAAAAGAAAGATGAATATCGCTGTGTGCGTTGGGCGTGGACGGGGGATGTCTACAACCGCAAAGTAGTATGCCTTGAGTGGCAAAAGGTTGAGCGAAAATGATTGATCCGATCACGGCGCTAGAAGGATTGCAAACTGCAATCAGTGTCGTTAAAAAAGCTAGTAAAGTCGCTAGTGATCTGGCAGGTCTAACGCCGTCAATAG